GGATATGGCGCGATGTCTCAACGGCTGGCGCATGACGGGACTCATAACGCCCTGAGCAATCGCGTTCGTCAGGTTGGCGGTCAGATGGTGCCATTCGGTATGGCGATCATGATGGAGCAAATTTCAGGGTGCTCTGACATCACTGAAGCTATGTGCCGGATCAACGGCGGAACCTTCGTTAAGTTCCCAGATATTGAGGAAATGGGTAACGAAGAGCTGCTGATTAAGTTCAATGAGTTGCTGGCAGCGCTGGGTCAATTTGCAAAGGCTCACAACGAATTCACCTCTGACGGTGTTCTGGATCGTGACGAAAGCAAGCGGATGAGGATCAAGGGGTATCGAGTTCAGAGTCTGGTGGCGGAAATCATGGCTGTGACAGAACTGCTGTTTGGAGAAGGTGACGCCTCAGGAGTGCAGTCCCGAGGCGTCGGGTGCGCATCAATTAAACGTGTGGAGTAATTAACGCATGAACAGTGTAAACCGCGTTCGGCCTGCCGTGCAATTTCAATGTGTCTCACAGCGACCATGTGTGTATGTGCAGATAGTACGGGAGCCGGGAAAACCGGACAACCACAAGGTTGTGCCTGCTTCTGTGGTTCTGAAAAAGTGGATTGAATTTTATGTCGCTGGCTTTCTGGCGCAAATTGCAAAGGCAGGATAAATCATGAGCGTTAAGTTATCCGCATACGTCTGGGATGGTTGCGCTGCTGCCGGTCTGAAGGGCGTGAAGCTCCTGATTATGGCGCGTCTTGCTGATTTCTCAAATGATGATGGTATCAGCTATCCGGGCGTGGATACGATTGCTCGGCAAACCGGGGCTGGTCGCAGCACCGTCATTAGTGCAATCACGGAACTTCAGTCAGATGAGTGGCTGGTACGCAAGGAGCGCCGGAAAGGCAATCGCAACCAAAGCAACTTGTATTATTTGAACGTCAAGAAGCTACGCACTGCTGCCAGTGCTTTTTATGCTGACGGTTCAGAATCTGAACATTCAGAATCTGAACGTTCAAAATCTGAATATTCAGAACCCGAACGTTCAGAAAACAAGAAAAATACCGGTTTTGACCGTCCAGAATCTGGAGGGGATCCGTCAGTAAATTCAAAACAAGATCCATCAGATAATAAAACCTCTTGTCAGCCTGCTGCGCAGACCGACGCCGAAGTTGAAATTACTGATCAAGCCAAACAGGCACTGAAACACCTAAACCAAATCACCGGTTCCCGTTACCAGCCCGCGAATAGCTCACTGGAAAACATGCGTGCCCGTCTCCGTGAAGGCCACACGCTGGAAGAACTGCAACTGGTTATCGAATACAAGCAGGTTCACTGGGGCGACTCTCCAAAAATGGCTGAATATCTGCGCCCGGCAACTCTGTTCCAGCCAGCCAAGTTTGAAGGCTATCTGCTCAGCGCGACCAAATGGGCGAAGAGCGGGCGTCCGGTATGTGTGAACGGAAAATGGACCGCTGAAGGTGGAGTAGAAGTTGATACGGCTGAGCGCGACGCGGCATACCGCCGGTTCATCAGCGGCGTTGCGGCGACGAAGGCACCGAGTGCACTGGAAAAAATGGTGTGCACAGAAGCCAGCAAAGCCAGCGTTCGCAGCATGCGCGCAGATTTCGCCATTTCGCAGTGGGCCAAGATTTGGAAAGAGTGCGCCCAGCGCCAGCAGGGAGTGAAAGCATGAGCTATCAACTGATTTATGCAGATCCGGCCTGGCAGTATTCCAACAAAGTAAGCAATGGCGCAGCGGGTGACCATTACAGCACCATGCCAACCGAAGAAATGAAGCGCCTGCCGGTTTGGTCAATTGCTGATGAAAACGCGATTCTTGCGATGTGGTACACCGGAAACTTCGCCTCAGAAGCGGTTGAGCTGGCGCAGGCCTGGGGCTTCAAGGTCAAAACCATGAAAGCTTTTACTTGGGTCAAGCTCTACGAGCAGGCTCGCGGACGTATAGAAAGGGCGCTGGCAGATCAGACCATGCTCGATTTTGAAGATTTTCTTGATGCGCTGAGCACCGAAACGGTGATGAACGGCGGCAATTACACCCGTGGCAATAGCGAAGATGTTCTGATCGCCACACGCGGCGCCGGGCTTGAACGCGTCAGCGCCAGTGTTAAGCAGGTCGTTTACAGTTGCCGTGGAGAACATAGCGAAAAGCCTGCCGAAGTTCGCTTCCGTCTTGAAGAGCTTTACGGTCAGGTTTCCCGCATCGAGCTTTTCAGTCGCGGAGAAGCTGCTGGCTGGCATCACTGGGGCAATGAAAACCCGTTCAACGATATCGAGCTGGTACCAGCGACCTTTACCACGATCTCCCCGGCGCGTAACTCCCGAGTCAAGGTGCTGGCTGGTCATTACCTGGCTGTTCCTGCTGGCGCTGAAAACTTGAAGGAGGTGGCTGCGTGAGCGAATTCCAGAAAATCTGGCTGGCTGCTTATAACGGTTGGTTGACAGCCGTCTCCCCAGAAGGGGAGCTGCATCCCTCTGATTACACCGCGGCGCGGGAACATGCTGATGCTGTGCTGAACAGCCTGATCAAAGCAGGGGAGGTGAACTGATGATCCACTATCACGGCGGACCTATCACCCCGGATACCTGCGCGATGCGGGCCTGGTCAGGTGGCCATGCATTCATTTCTTTTGCCAATTCAAGTCAGCTCGGGCTGGCTTCTGAAATCTGCCAGTCATTCGCCTTAGACAATGGCGCGTTCTCTATCTGGAAGAAAGCAGGCAAAAACAAAATCGACTGGTCAGATTATTACGACTTCGTGGAGCGCTGGAAGAATCACCCTGGTCTCGATTTCGCCGTCATTCCTGACGTTATAGACGGCGGCGCGGCGGAGAATGATGCGCTGCTGGCTGAGTGGCCACACGGTAAATTTACCGGTTGCCCGGTTTGGCACATGAACGAAAGCGAAGAGCGTTTTATCCGGCTTTGCCATGAGTACCCACGTGTAGCCATTGGCAGTTGTGGTGAGTATGACGTGAAATCACCGCTTAAAGCCGTGGCCCGTATGAAGGACATCATTCGTCACGTTGTTGATGCTCATAGCCGGCCAATTACCAAACTGCATGGTCTGCGCATGCTGAATAAGGACATCTTCACCAAACTGCCGCTGGCGTCAGCTGACAGCACCAACATTGCCCGCAATATCGGAATTGATAGTGCGTGGAAAGGGACGTATTCACCCCAGTCAAAGGAAACCCGCGCATATGTGTTGGCGGAGCGCATCGAATCCTTCAACAGCACCGGCACATTGGAATATTGCGAAATCCGGGACCGCTTCAACATGCAATTGCAGATGGAGGTCTGAAGCTTATGCGACTGATTTTGCCATTCCCGCCTAGCGTCAACGGTTACTGGCGCTCCACCAGAAAAGGCGTGCTGATCAGCGAGCGCGGGCGGATCTTCCGGTCAAATGTGCTGGCGGCGATTTATCAGCAGTTGCGCAGCCGTCCGACGGCATTACTCACCGAACTGGATGTGCATCTGGTTCTGTTCCCACCGACCAGGGCGAAACGCGATTTAGATAATTTCCAGAAGGCGCTGTTTGATGGCCTTACTCATGCGGGGATCTGGAAGGACGACAGCCAGGTCAAACGCATGACAGTTGAATGGGGAGAGGTAACGAAGGGTGGTAAGGCAGAAATAACGATTACTGATTTCAAAACCTCCGGTGTGCAGCCGGTTTAACGTGTGGAGTGATTATGTCGAACAGTTTGCTGTCAGGAAAAGTGGTAACGATGTCCAGCCGTGAGATTGCTGGGCTGGTGAAGAGTAAGCACAGCGACGTGAAGCGCTCGGCTGACCGGCTCGCGGCTGGTGGAATTTTAAGCGCGCCGTTGGCGCACACCCCCTACATCCATGAGCAGAACGGTCAGGAATATGAGGAGTACTGGTTCAATAAGCGCGATTCTCTGGTGCTTGTCGCACAGTTATCTCCTCAATTCACTGCCGCTGTTATTGACCGGTGGCAGAAATTAGAAGAGGGCAACCTGGTTCCGCAGTCATTGCCGGAAGCGTTGCGAGTGGCTGCTGATCTGGCCGAAGAAAAGCAGGCGTTGGAATCACAACTGGCGCTGGCCGCGCCAAAAGTCGATTTCGTTGATCAGTACGTCATTGCGAAAGGGTCTATGGGATTCCGGTCAGTCTGCAAGCTGCTGAAGGCGAAAGAACCTGAATTTCGGTTATTCCTCATCGATGAAAAAATCATTTACCGGCAGGATGGCCAGTTTACGCCTTACAGCACGCACACAGCCGCTGGCCGGTTTGAAATGAAGACTGGCACCAATCCGAATAATCAGCACGCATTCCGTCAGGCACGGTTTACCCCGAAAGGTATTCAGTGGGTTGCTGGGCTATGGGCTGATCATCTTCGTAAGAAACAGGAGAATGCGGCGTGAGAGCATTACTGAAACCATATCCTCAGAGGGAGCTGGGGATCGTGCAGTTCGCGCTGCCGGCGGACATGGTGAAGTTCTTCAGCAGTAAACGCCTGCTGATCACCAACGAACCCGCTGACCTGCATACCATGCCTGATGGTCTGGTACCGGTTGAAGCTCAGTCACTTTCGCGTGATCCGCGCTTGTCTGGTTTTCTGTCGTCTCCTGAAGTGATCGGGAAAGTCGGCGACATGGCGGCGCTGACACTGTGGGTTAAACGCCACCGCGCCTGCGAGTGCCCGGACTACAACGGGGAATACCATCACCATGAGCTGGTGCAGGTTCCGCGCGGTCGTGGCGTGGTCTGTCTGTGCTGGGCGCATGACAACGAGTTCCGGGAAAAAGAATCGCCAAAACTGGATGCTATCGCGCTGGCGAACGCCGCCGAATTTGTGACTGAGGCAATCCGGTACCGGTATGGCCTGCCGGATGGGCGTCACCTGACCTTGCCAGAATTGTGCTGGTGGGCAGTTTCGAAAGGGCTGGTTCACCTGCTGCCGGAAGAAGTGGTCTGCGCGGCACTGGGAATGAAATACAACCCGCCCGGTGGCCAGCGTAAAGAGGCTGACGTCAACCCGTGGGAGAAATATCCCCGCGAAGAACTCGCGAACAACGTTAAACCGGTGCTGGCGCTGGCAATCGATCCGGAGACACCGGAATCATACTTCCGTATTCCGAAGCCCCGTCGGTACGAAAACACGAAATACACCCAATGGGTAAAGCGCCAGCCGTGCTGTGCCTGTGGTAACGGGGCAGATGATCCGCACCACATCACCGGCAATGGATTTGGTGGAATGGCGACAAAAGCGCATGACCTGTTCGTGATCCCGCTGTGCAGACGGTGTCACGACTCACTTCATGCGAATACCCCAGCTTGGGAAGAAGAGCATGGTGCACAGGAATTTCTGGTGCTTAAGACATTAGACCGCGCGCTGGCGATGGGTGTTATCGCTACAGGCAAACAAAAATAAAAGTGTGGAGAGAATAATGCGTGATATTCATGAGACGTTAGAACTTTGGGGGGCATGGGCTGCCAGTGAAAATAGTGGTGTGGACTTTGCTCCGATTGCTGCCGGGTTTAAAGGGCTTCTGCCACAAACCTCGAGGTCACGCTTAAAGTGCGATGATGATGAAGGAATCCTAGTTGATGGCTGTATTGCTCGCCTGAAAAGGACTAACAGCGAAGAATGTGACTTAATTATCCTACATTATGTGTTTGGGATTTCGAAACGCTCACTGGGAAAACGTTTCAAGATATCAGAAGGAAGGGTGCGCCAGAAAATCCAAGTTTCGGAGGGTTTTATAGCTGGCTGCTTAGCTATTCTCGACTCTGGGCTCGCTCTCCTTTAAGAATTTACCCATATCGATGCATTGCGCGACAAAATATTGCGTCGCGCGATGTTTTGATGTAGAATCAATTTGAAGTCGAGTAGTAACGACTTTTTACATAGCAATTTCACATGCTAACCCTAGGGGGTAAAACAACTAACACTAAACTCGTATTAAGTCTTAATACGTTAAATTATAAGATATTTTAATTTAAATGAAGAGGTTAAATATGGCTATCAGTATCCGTCTCGACGAAGAATTCGTGACCGATGTGAAAGTACATGCAGAAGCGGCAAGTAGAAGCATCCCGAAGCAAATAGAACACTGGGCAAAGATTGGCAGAATTGCTGAAGATAACCCAGACCTTCCATTTAGTTTCATCTGGGATGCTCTACTTGCTAAAAGTGAAGTAGACAACCATAAGGTGACAAAATATGAACGCAGGACTCCCAGAAAACCAGTATGAGATTTACCAAACATCACGCTTTAAAAAGGCAATCCGGTTACTTGACGATACGGCAGCAGGTATTGTCGAAGATGAAATAGATAAAATCATCGCCAATCCAGGCATCGGTGAGCAGAAAAAAGGTGATTTAAGTTACCTTTGGGTTCACAAATTTTCGATGAATAACCAGCAAGTACTTCTTGGTTATAGCTGGGTTGAAGATAAATTTGAGCTTTATTTGCTTAGCATTGGCCCTCACGAAAATTTCTATGAAAAGCATAAAGAGGCCAGGAAAGCTGATTTAAGATTAATTGTAAGCTGACAGAAAAAATATCTTCTGCGCTACGCAAAATGTCTTGTAGTATGTTAAGAGTGGTCACGTAGACACATAGCTTACACAATCTATAACCTCGCTCCCGCGGGGTTTTGTCGTTTATAGAAGGTAGTAAAAATCCACCAGTAAACGGATAGACCGCAGGCGTCAGCCAATGCAGCAGTAATGATGCTGCCCCGAGTCCCACAGGGAGCCAGATGCAGGTCCGAACTGCAATATGCGCTGGTCAGGGTTAATAAAGAAGAAGGCATACCGGTAAAGCAGCGCGCCAGCCAAACGCGCACCGGTCATTAGCGGCGAGGAGCGACAGACGACTCAAGGGCATGAGCGTGGCTACAGCGAGAAGTGGCAAAGAACTCCTGCCTCGAGTCCGCGTAATTTTCCCTTTTGTGTGCTGTATGTTATTTTTATGTCGCTGTGGTGAATCTCATCTAAGCGGTGGGGCGAATCAGCCTTTAGTTCACGTCACAAAGCGAACTATGGTTGGCTGGCCAAAGGTTCACCGGGAGGCACCCGGCACCGCAGCACCTAATAGCACGGCCTTTCAGTCTACGAAGATGGGATAATCCGGAGTGACTGGAAAGCACATTCGCATGAGTATTGAGATTTCATCAACATCACGTTGTGACCGCACTGTTTCAATGCTCAGCCGAATGTTAACCGAACCCGCCCTGTGCGGGTTTTTGCGTTTATGAATGATAAGACTTCGACCATCAATGCCATTGAGATAAAATCCCATCATTGCAACGCCTATAAGGTTTTAGCTATGGAAAACTTACCTACGAATTATTTTCTGGATGCTGATGATGATTTAGTTGAATTTCTGGAAGCCCAGGGTGAAGCATGCATTAAGGATGTTTATCAGTCTAATGCAGTGAATAAAGAAAACGGGTATAAGCTACTCAGTATCCTAATTGTGGGTATCGGTTCGTCGTTCCTGCTGTTAACACAACGGCCGAATCTGGATTTCCTCAGTGCGGGGCTTATCGTTTTCATCGCATATTGGTCGTGGTCCGCGGTTTATTTAGTGACGCGAGTCCTGACTGTTCACATGCATGGGCTTGTTTATGCCCCGCCAGACTTTCTCTACACAAAAATTTATAAAAACATCAGTCAGGTGCAGTTCGATGAGTTGAAGAGAGACGGCTTTGCCGGTGAATGCAATAGACTGTCAGTAATGAGGCGGTATAGGCTTCATACATTATGTCTAACCGCCAATGAGCTAATCAGCGATAACGAAAAAATAAGAACAAAACTGGCGAAGGCAAGATTGATAACCATTATTACCCCAGCCTGCGCTATTTTTATCTCGGCGGTTACTTATTATTTTTTCTAAGCATTTCCGCTGAGTCACCGACCATTACACGTCGAACTGAAAAATCTTCTTGTTTAGATGGTTGTGGTTTGCTTTGTTCTGCTGGTTTTTGAGGTTTACCCTCATCTGATGCTTTTGTGTTTTCGGCCATATAAATATTTCCTTCTATCTGGTGTGGTTACTTTTGGCGATTTAACGATATCAGATACGGTAATAAGCGGCTAGACGCTAACTCTGGCAACTCTTTCAGGCTGCGCATTCGCGTGGCCTTTTTTTATTGCCCTCGATTCGTGGAGGACACCAACAGCGATAAGGGGTTTATCAATGTCTGAGCCGGTTTCAGCTTCAGCGGCTTCAACGGCGCTTGCAACGGTCGGCCTGTTTGGCTGGTTTACCGGTCTGGATTACGGCGTGGTTTTCGGTGCCTTTGCTGGCGCTGTTTTCTACGTCACGTCAGCCGTTGACCTGTCAGCGTGGCGCCGCATTTCATATTTTGGCGTTTCATTCATGTGTGGCCTGCTCGGTGCCGGTGTTGCTGGCGCTAAGTTGGCGGCTTGGCTCAGTTACCCTGATAAACCATTGGATGCCTTGGGCGCGGTGATCATCTCCGCATTGGCGGTGCAGCTGCTTACGTTCGCCAGCAACCGGGCAAAGAACCCAACGTCACTGATTGAACGGTGGAGGGGGCAAAGTGGTAATAAATGACCCGCTGGTAATCCTGAACGTGATTGTGTGTACGCTGGTTGTTATCCGGCTCTGTTTCTTTCGTAAGAAAGGTGCAACACACCGCCGCTGGGCCTCATGGTTGGCCTATCTGCTCATCCTAATTTACGGCCATGTCCCGCTGCGTTTCCTGTTTGATCATTACGACGGCACTCGCTTAGCCATCTTCTTACTGAACCTCGTTATCTGCATCGCTCTATTCGTGGTGCGCGGCAACGTGGCAAAAATCATTAAAGTCCTGAGAATTCCGCAATGACAAAAGACCAGTTTACTCGGGCGGCTTCATTGAGCGCCGACTTAGCCACGCGCTGGTATCCGCACCTGGTATCAACGATGGCTGAATTCAATATTTCCACCCCCGCGCGGCAGGCGGCATTCATCGCGCAGGTAGGGCATGAATCAGGCGGCTTCAAAACGTTGGTCGAGTCCTTCAACTACTCGATTGCTGGCCTGTCAGTGTTCACCCGTCTCACTGCTTCACAGCGTGAGCAACTCGGGCGCCGTAACGGTGAAGGTCCGCTGCCTGTTGAGCGTCAGCGCGCTATTGCCAATCTTGCCTATGGTGGACGGTACGGCAATAAAGCAGCAGGTGACGGCTATAAATTCCGCGGACGTGGTTTGAAACAAATCACGTTCCTCGATAATTATCTGGCCTGCGGCCGCGCGCTGGGAATTGACCTGATCACCAATCCTGATTTGCTCCTGCAGGATGAATACGCAGCGCGGTCGGCGGGCTGGTTCTGGAAGGTCAATAACTGCAACAGTTTTGCCGACTCAGGCGACTTTGTGGGGCTGACCAAACGTATTAACGGCGGTGTTAACGGACTGGATGATCGTCAGGCACGTTACGCGGTCGCTAAAAAGGCTTTAGGCATCTGAGGATCACCTTGTGGAACTATCACTGTTTACCTCCCTGCTGAAGGCTTACTGGAAACAGGCCACTATCGTTTTGATCGTGGCATTGTCTTTCTGGGTTTTCAACCACTGGCGTTATACCGCTGGATATGATGCTGCAGATCAGGCCTGGCAGTTGAAGTGGTCTAACCGTGACGCCTCCGACGCTGCTGAAACCTTGAAGCGTGAAGGGGAGGAAAGAACGGCGGAACAGCGCCGCCAGTTGGCCATCAATGAGGAACAAAAGCATGCTGAAGAAGAACTGGCTAAAGCTCGGTCTGATGCCGCTGCTGCTGATCGCGCTGGTGTCGGGTTGCGCAAACAACTCGAAACTCTACAGCGGCAACTCGCAGGAAGTGAAACCAGCCGCCTTTCCGCCACTGTTGCAGCAAGCTCGGCAAGAACCGAGGCCAGCATTCTGCTTGCCCAGTTGCTCAGCGAATCTGACGAAATGGCGGGAAAGTACGCAACTGAGGCTGACAAAAGTTATGTCTCCGGACAGTCCTGCGAGCGCACTTACGACAAAGTGACCAACTAGGCGCAGAAGAATAAACGCAACAACAAGTTTTAATGATGGCGAAGCGGGCACGAATGCCCGCAAAAATATTTAGAAGCTATGTGGTGCGTTTGAAAGAATAGATGAGATCTCTTCTTTGGATAAATTCCAACTGCGTATTACAGCGTCAATTTCTTTAAATTCAGCAAGCATCTCATTGTATAAATGTTCAGAGGCTGAATGTGTATTAGCAATTGGTTGCTGCTGTTCAGTGAAGCGATCAATCCCTTGGAATGCTTCGATAATGCTGTAATAAACGCTCTCGTTATTCCCATCAAAGCCTGGGATTTGAATAGCACCATCATGAAATTTCAACTGGTGTTTTTCAGTTAACTCTTTCTGCTCATCAGAGCTCAACTTGCGATATGCGTTAGATAGCCCACGATACATATTAAGGACAGAAACTACAAAATCGCGGTCTCCTTTAACTGGTTCCTCTGCATCAACAGATGAATATTGAGCGCTTAGCAACCATTCATTCCCAGTAGAAACAGCATATTTAACAAGTTTCGGGTCAATTTCCGAAGATAGCCCGAGGTGGATAGCAATATCGCATAAAAGAATGGTGTTGATTTTGTCTTTAATGTCCATGAAGTAACTCTTTCAAGTAAAAGAGTTATAACTACGCTTGTTCATTGATGAAGTCTATGGGGATGTCTCACAACTGTGGATTTTAATATCCATGGGAATGCTATTCGAGGTCACTTTCTATGATGGCCAATATGCATCGGTTAACTTATCTTGAGATGAAGCATTACAAGAATAAACATTATCGAGATCCTTACGAGCGCCATGCATAACGATACGTATCAACGCTGGCACAACTACATTCAATTCTCAAAGAGAATTATTAGGTTATTGTAAAAACTTACTGATGTGGAGGTAGTTGTGGACTTAAACCAGAGACTTTTTGAACTTGAGGAAAAAGTAACATCCCTAAGTTATGAACTTATTGTATTGAAGAGGATTGTTACGCCTAACATGCCTCGTTGGGCTGAGAATGCTTGGCATACAGCCGAAACTCTTGGGATAAAACCCTCGCCATATGGCGAGAGTTATGATCTTTATCGTATTTTAGAATTGCTTCATCGTCTAGACTTGTTATCGCAAGATTGATAGCAGCTGCTCCGCTATTTCTTCTGTAGTGTTTGTCATCGTGTTTAAAGCTAGTTTATCAGCAAGAGAAGGGCTGAATTTCATGACTTCTAATTTAGATATTTCATGCCAGATCGGCAGCACCCGTTTGCTTCCTTCTATTTCAGCAGCTACGAGCCCATTAAGCTCGTATTCCGTCCAGCGTTTTTGAACGAAAGCCTTTGAAAGTACAACAACACCAAACCGTGAGTTAGCTAATCCTTTATCAATAGACTTTCTCAGGCTATCGCCCCATTGCAGGGAGAACTCATCGTACCAAACGCTCACTCCTAAGTTCTTTAGGTATTCTGCAAAAGGACGAACGAAGGCATCTTTGTCTTCACTTGCATGAGAAATGAACACATCGTACTGCGGTGTGAAGTCCTCTTCATTGTGATTCGAAGCGGGAATACTACTTTTTATAGATAGCTGTTGTTGAAGAGCTCGCTTTTGTGCTTCAAACTCGCGTGTAATGTTCTTCTGAAAATCTAGTTGCTCTTTTTCTCGTTTTTTTTGTGCGACATTTTGCTTTTTCATCTCAGCCTCTTCGTCTTTAGCGAGCTGAGTTTCATAACGGTGCAGTTCAATTGTTTTGGTTGATATTTTTTTGGATATATCGGCCTTTCTGCCATCGCATTTTGAAATGTCATCATTGTATCTTGCCACTTGAGTCATCTTTGAGCTCAGGGTGGTTACGGAAGTGGATTTAGTTATGCTTCGATTGATTTGGTTTATTTTTTCAAGAAATTGGGATTCTTTTCTTCTCTCATCCGACATTTTCTTTTGTAGATCAGCAATATCTCTTTGAACCCTGACTATCGCTGAGCGATTTGAACTTATTGACATGTGTAACCTCTGTTAAGAAAGGTAAACCAATAATATCGATCTTTTTTAAACTGTACTCAAGGATCAAAGAACAGCTTTGCGAGGCTACTGTAAAATCATCGGTTGGCTCTCCCTTGTCACTTGTTCGCTAATATCATTGATTTTTATATATGTGTTGATGATTGAACTCCGTGAGTTCACTTTTAGGTATAGAAACTAAGCATTATTGGTCGCTCGTCTCTCCAATGTCGTGGCGCATGTTGGTGTATGAGCTAGTCGGTAACTCAATTAACAAAACTTTACAACTCGTGATTCTCTTACCTGTAAATAGATAAGGTAAATATCCGGGGTGCGAGAGATATTGTCCCGTATATACCTGTGTGCAATTCGGGTTGCAGAGTACTAGCCACCTTGAATATAGTTTCAAATGAAATGATTAGCAGTGAAAGGTACTCCCGGCAGGGGGCCTCTCCACGGGGCGGCGGACTCGCGGAAAACGGCTAGTTTTCGCGATCTAGGGTCATCATCATCATCTGTGCAGGTTATTGATTTTATTAATACCCAAATTGCAAAGATGTCGAATCGTCTAAAAAGTGTT